TGGAGTTTGCTGGAAGAGCATCTGCACCTGGAGTAGCCTTTGTTTTAGGCCCAAACATTCCAGATACCATACCACCTATAGACTCACCCATTTTCTGAACGAAAACATACTTGATAGCTACCCTAATTACCTCAATCAACATATCGTTTAAGGCATCTAAAGCTTCTTCTGTATTCCTAGCATGCTCACCAATAGACACCAAAGAATTACCAAAAAGGTTACCTGCTTCTACGCCTGCACTATAGGCCTTCTCCTGCCTTCTCATGACATCTAATTCTTTTCCATAAGCCTCTGTAAGCTCTTCCGCTGCTTCTAAAGCTTGAATATCTGCATCTATTCCTTTATTTTTAGAATCTGTCAAACCTTCAACGGCTTGTTTATGAAAATTTGTAAGAGCAATAGCTCTTTCTCTTTTATCTGATCGCTCGTCTAAAAACTGACTTTCATTTCTTATTGATTGAATTTGTTGTTTTAAACTAGATAATGTTGAGTCTCTTGTTGAAAGTTGTTTAGCTTCTTTCTTAGTTTCTTTTGTAGCCTCTCTTTTTGCCTCTAACATTTTTCTGTATTCAGCACTAGTTTCTGCAAGATCAATAGATAAAGATTGATACTCAGAAGCTAAAGCCCTTATTTCAGGTGTATCTTGCTCCACATCACCAACCATAGATCCTAAAGCTGCTTGTCGCCTAATAAGGCCCTGCTGTTCTGGAGTTTTACCTACAAGGCTTTGTTGTAATTTTAAATTCTTTATACTCTTCAATAGACGCTCAATAGCAAGTCTTTCATTATCTAATTCTTTTTGTGCTGCTATACTATCGTATGGATCAGAAACTTGTAAAGCTTCTATATCTTTTAACCTTTGTAATTCATCATTAAAATCTTTAGTTTTATCTGTAAGGGGCTCTAAACCCTCCATTAACCTTATAGCTCCTCCGACTATATTATCAAGTTCCTTTGTGGATTTATTTGCTGCTTTGCTTGTACCTTCAAAAGTTGTTTCCACAACGTTCAATTCTAATATCATTTCTCTAGAAGCCTCAGCAAGTACTCTGCTTTCAGCTGCCTGTTTTCTATAATAGTCAACCATGCTGCTACTTGCAAACCCAGCATCTTCCATTGCCTTAGCATGTTGTTCAAATTGTTTAGCTGCATTCAATTGACGTATTTCTTCTAATGAAGCTACAAGACTTTTCATCCCTGGGAAGCCACTTTGCGTTGTTTTTAAAGTTTCAGTCAATCCTTTATTCATATCATGCCCTAAAGCAATAGCAGCAGCAGCAGCAGGGGCTAAAATACTTCCTAACTCTACTCTCACATCTTTAAGGCTTGCTTTGTACTCCTCCATTGTCTGTGATAAAGTACTAGTGTTTTTATCAAATGCTGCTTGTGACCTACCAGATGCGTTAGTAGTATTATTCAAATCATTTTGATACCCTTCAACTTGCTGCAAAAGAGTAGCCATCCCAGTCAATGCCCGTATGTTACCAAATATCGCTGAAACATCTTCTGCCCTGGCATCCTTGAGCTTAACTAACACTCCCGCCAGCCCCTCCGTTTTGAGAGTATTAGCATTCAAAACAACACCGAATTTTTTAGCAACTTCGATAGACTGTTTTTGTGGTGACAAGAAATTAGTTACAACAGCTTTAAGAGCTGTGACAGCCATGCTTGTCGATAAACCAGCTCTGGTCATAGTAGCAAGAGAAGCCCCAACTTCTTCAAAACTAAGACCGGCTGTTGCAGATAAAGCTGATACCATACCAACGCTCTGAGCTAACTCATCGAAGGTAGTTTTACCACCTGCTACTGTCGCAAACAAAATATCACTTACTTTTAATGCTTGATCAGCTTCCATTCCATAAGAATTAAGAATTGTCGTAAGGGCATCTGCTGCCGTACCAGTAGAGGTCATACCACCTTTAGCAGCCATTGCAGAAACTTCAAGAACATCTAAAGCCTTAGAGGCATCAATACTGGCAGACAAAATATCATATAAACCTTTACTAAGAGTAGTCGTAGACTCCCCATACTGAACAGATAACTCTCGCACAGCCTCCGACATCTTAGGGAGAAGATGCATAGTTTGCTTTGTAAGCATGGTGGATACTTGAGCCATACCTTGTTGAAATTTAGCAAAGTCTCTTACCGCTCCCCCAACCGCTCGTGATAGTTTAGAAAATACAAATAAAGATGCCCCAAAAGCAGCGAGTGCCACCCCCATCTTACTTGCATTTGCTGTGATGCTACTGGAAGCCGTATTAAATACAGCAGCACCCACAGCGGCTTTTCTTGCATCAATTGCTACTGGAAGAGTCGGCATCTTTATTTCCTTGTTCAGTTAACCAAGTGTTATCTAAAGTAGTAATATGCATAAAACACGATTGGAAAAACTCTATATCTTTTATATGTAGCACTTTTTCTAAATATGATGTTATTTCCACAACCTGTAACGCTTGAGGAGCAAACAAACAAAGTCTAGTTCTATTTAGTGACCAAAAAGCGTTCCAAACGTTATATAAATCAGGAAAAAGTTCAGGTTTATTTTCAAGAGCTGGTACTGATTCACCACGATCTTGAGCTTTTCTAAGTGTTCTTTCCTTGTCACCCCACATTAAATACCATGTGAGATGATCACTTAGTTTTTTCCTGCTTCTTCCTCGTCTTCAATTCTATAAAGAGCTGTACTATGGGCGTTGATTAAAATCCAGTTGTAAAAATCTTCATACTCTGGATTACTTAAAATTTCAATTGCCTTTTTCTCTGTGAATTTGATAACTTTACCATCATCATCTTCAATATTTTTCCAACCTAAAAGAACAGTACCACATATTGCTTTAAGAGTGATTTCTTTATCCAATTCGATTGGCATCTGACCGCGACGAGCCAGTTGTGTATAAGGCTTAGAAAGCTTTCGAAGCTTCTCCTCATAATTATGATTTGGCTTCTTTGCTATAAGGCATTCGATGCCCATGTCATAAAGTTGCCAAATACCTTCAATACTCTTCTTTTTGTCTGTCTGAATTGACGTTAACTTTGCCATTGATCTTACCTCTCATGAAAATTACTCAATCTATTTAAAGTCTTCCGTACCATGCCTTCACGGCTATTTTGTTCAGAAGACCCATACTCTAACGGGAGTATATAATCTAAATTATTTGTTATCCAAAGTACTGTAAATGGTACTATCTTTTCTATTGCAGTAATACCTTCAGCCATTACTTGGCTAAGAATTGTTTTTTCATCAATACCTTCAGATAATTCAACTTCAGAGGACCAAGGCACCTCACTTGCCGCTGGTTCCCTGTTAGTAGTCTGCCAATTCGCTCTAGCTCGGCCAGTACGAACAGGTGTAAGTTGAGCAATACCACGCAAGGCTTCAAAGGATAATTTCTTGTGAAATTTAACCAAGTCTCTTTCTATAAGGCCCTTGGAAGCTACTTGGACTTCTCTGTTAAACCTATGAACGGTATGCTCTATTGATTGAATCATTATGCTTCAAACCTAGCAATCCTACACATTATACTTTCTGTGGTATCACTTCTAGCTGACCACTCAAGATCTGCCATGATATCACCATCTTTGCCTTCAATTGTTCGTCCACCATCAGTAAAAATAACATCAGGTATTTCAAATACCATCGCATTACCAGCAACATCTTCAAATACTACAGCTACACTAGATGCTGTATTATTTACGAATTTATTGTAAAGGGTAGAGTTAGCAAAATAAGTTTCTAGCCTTCCTTTACAAGAAATTGATCCCTGCGTAATCCCATCAGGAACAATAGACCCAGCATTGATTTGCGTATTCAAAACTTGTGAATACTCAATACTCCAAGTATGGACTGTCATCGCTGTAGCATTTTCATTTAACTTATTAAGATGAGTATCGTAGAAGATTCTAGTTGATGTGGCTGCTGTATAGCCACTACCGGAGGACGAGGTTAATGGCTCCTCTGTCGCCCCTATTACGTTGAACCTTCCTGTTACCCTACCTTCAGCTGGTAGAGCCACATTGAAACCTGCGATACCGCACCCTTTATACAAGGTGAATTCACTTGAAAGGTCAGAAAAGTATTCTTCAAAGTTATATGTAATCTCCGTAGTTCCATCTGTGATCTGTGGTCCCATCTGAATAATACCGGCAGCAGGGGCACTTTCATTTACCAAAGTCCCATCTGTCACTACTATTTTGCCCGGAGTAACAGATGATATCTTGAAATAACCATTGTTGCCTGTGGTAGTAAATCCGCTAGCCTTAACCCATTGATTGGCTACAAGAGATCCAAACCCACTCGCTGAATCATTAAATGAATTATCAGAAGCAGAGGCACTGATAGTTGATAATGGGCCAACTGTTACTCCACTTGACCACCCAGCAGATCCCATAGCAGCCGCAAATAAATCATCATAAGAGCTGTAACTAAGGTTAAAGTCAAACCCATTAGTAACACCATGACGAGTTGGCTGAATATCAGCGAGCTGTCTATTGGTTACAATCTCATCTGATTCTTCTTGATCAACATTTAATTTCAGATCGCAGCGACTATAACGTAGAATTTGCAAAGCCGATCCAGCAACTTTCTCGCC